TGATTGTAGCGGTGCTAATCGTGGCAGTGCTAATAGTCGCAGTACTGATTGTAGCAGTGCTGATCGTGGCAGTGCTGATGCTGGCAGTAGCGATCGTTGTCGTCCCTGTGGAAAGAGTGGTATTGGAGCCAAACGTGACCGGACCGAGAAGTGTTGAAGCCCCATCCACTGCAAACGTTCCGGTGCTCTTGGCCCCTGTGGTAGATATCTGTAGGGCCGAAACTCCGGCCTCGTCGCCACTGGAAATGGCTCGCATGGTTCCGTCGACAATGTTGCTACCAAACGTCTTTAGGAGTTGGGTATAACTTGTGCTAATTGTCTGTGTGCCAAGTGTTGCCATTAGTGATTTATCCTGTTTTTGACCAGGTCCCAGGCAACAGAAAACAGTAGCCCGGCGACCCCAGCAATTGCGAATATCCTGGAACGGAGGTGTTCCAGGGCAGAAACTCTATTTACCACATCCGCGTAGTTTGACAAGCTGGTCTCAACCATTTGATACAATTGGACCTGGCGCTCTTCCATCCGGGCCAATTTGACTTCTATGCTCCAGACCTGGTCTTCACTCATTGCGAGACTCCAGGTACTTGAGACTGACCGCAAGATGTACGACCGCACCGACGACCTCGTCCCGGTCCCTGCCGTCGTCCACCATCCTTTTGATTGATCTGTTGACTGACAGTAGGTGCTTCACTGCCCCGATATACTTCGTCCCGCTTGCAAGCCTGTTGTTGTCCTCGGCACACTTCATTGCCTCCTTGAAACAGGCGTAATCTTTTGCCGTCAGCAATAAACGCAAACCCAGGATTGTGATCCATGTGGCGATGCGTTTCATTTGACATTACCAGCGTCCGTGGCTGCTCCCATATCGGAATAGCGAGGCAGTACATTATTATGTTCTGCTGGCTTGGGCGAGCAGGAGCAGAGCAGTAGGGCGATTAGGAGGAGTGGCATTATTGTACGTCTAGCAGCCAAGATCCATGTGATTGCAATTCTGCTGCCCTAGAAGATGTGGGAGCAACGGCAGAATCGTTCACACACTGAATCTCTGGTCCAAATCGATTTGAGCTAGTTGCGTTTATTGGCCCACCAGTAAGGGTTAGCAATGGCGTTGGGCCTATAACTACATTAGGCACGGTTGACGAATTCCCTGCGTAAAGATTTATGTTCCCAGTGCCATCCGACTCAATTATGCAAGCAAAGAATCGGTTGTCTGATGCACTAGCCCCAAAGCCATTGGTCAAAGTTGTGTAGGAGGTTGGAGTTAAATATGCGGAATTGAACCCGATCAACCGCGCTTGAATGATTGAAGATTGAAGCGCAAATTCAACGCCAAAACCTTTTACGGTTAGCCCGTTTTGATTTGCAAATGGCGCATCCGTTGCGTTGCCAGTTCCACTGAAAACAATTCTAACTTTAGAATTTGTGGATGCCATATACATGGCACCACTGATGGCGAATCGAATTCTTTTAGAATAATCAATGGTCGACGCTCCGCCTTGAATAAATGTTTCAAGCGGATCGTACCACCCGAACTTGCCGTGACCACCAGCCGCAGTTCCGGCCGCTAGGTTTAATGAAAATGAGCCACTGCCAAATGAGCCTGAAGCAGTTGAACCCGCGCCACTTGTTCGTGAGTAAGACCCACCGAACCCAAGCCTTCCTGTTCTAGTCCTGCCAATGCTTGATAGTTGTTGATCAACTACGCTAATAGCTTTTGCAAGAGGCATCGCCTACTCCTAGCTCAACTGCGTTACTTCAGCAGTTCCAGCCGTGGCAAAGATGCCACCAATCAGTCCAGTGTAGTTGAATGGGACTTCATAGTAGTCTCCAGCGCTTAGTCTGGCCGTGAAAACTGATGTGCTTGCTGTTGCTGTGCCAAGAATGACGTGGAGTGTGCCTGGACCAGAATTATAGATCGTGCATCCCAGCCTGCCAGTGCTTGCCGTTGCAATTGTGCCGTAGCTGGTGGAGGTGAAGTCAGTAGATCCAGTTCCGCCAGTTGTCGCGTTGGGCAATCTGATGCCATCGGCAACGTCAGCCTGTAGCGTAGTTAATAATGCCTCAATGTCAGTTAGGTTGGCATTGATGGACACGGTCCCGCCAGTAAGGCTAGAGATAATCTCCTCTATCTGGCGGCCCATGATTTACTCCTTACGGTTGCTCTTTGTACAACGCAAACGGTCCACCACTTACATATACAACGCGAGTAATGTCGCCATGAAGTATTGATCCATGGTAAAAGCCTACATTATTGTACGCTGTTCCGCTAATGGTGATGCTTGCTGTTCCCTGTGTGAGCGCGGAAACGGCATCAAAATTTCCATCACTTGTTCCAGTGCTGGAAACGATAACCGTCCCGGACTCGCCAAGGACGAGTCGAGATGACGAGCGGGACATACAGTTTAGCTGTAGACCGGGATCTTGTACGAAGTGCCGTTGAGCTTAATGGTAATTCCCAGGGTCGAAGTACCAGAAATAAATGTTCCGGTAGTTGCGTTTGTGGTGAATTCCATCGCGGTAGATTCCAGCCCAGAATTAATCCGGACAGGCTTGCCTTTTGCTTTCAATTCCCGGCGAATGTTGATTTGACTCATGGATCTAATTTCCTATGTTTTGCCCAAACTTGTTTGATTGTATCGGCTTTATGTCTTGGGCGGAACCTTGAGCCGAGTTTTTGTTCTAACGCTTGATAACCTTTTAGAATGTTGCGACCGTCCATGGCCGCTGGATGATATGCTGGTTCTGAACCACAATTAACAAGTCTGAAGCTAGAGGGAAAGTTGCGCCGTTTTAGTTTACTCGGGACATTGTCCCTTTCATCTACCGGACGCTCGAGCGTTACAACGCCCCCTGTGTCCCTGTCTTCGTACTCGTAGAGTGGCATCAGTCTTCCATCATTTCCCCACCGTCCATCTTGACGGCTTCATTCCTAAGGCGTTCACCTTCGGTTTCAGCTTCTGGAGATTCTTTTTCAATTTCTCCTTCTGCTTCGCTTACGCGAACGACGGCAACGCCTTCTTTGATTTCAACAACTTCTCCGGTCAATTCGACCATGTCACCGATTGCAGGCTCGGCCTGCTCAGTCTCTTGCGAGATGGTTAGATTTTCGATCGGAATATTTACCATGTTAGCCATTTTTGACCCCTTGCTTTTAGGCTCGGGCCCGGGGAGATTTTTGCCTCCCCGAGCCTTCGCTTCGGGCCCGATCATTAATACGATCGCGCCCATTTAATTAGCTGACTTCAGAACGACTAAACACGACTCGGTAGAACGCTCCGTTCAACTGAACCGCGGTGTAGTACGTTTTGACAGCGACCGAGGTTACCAAATCCAGAGGGTCGGACTTGTCCGGACCTTCTGCAATCAGAACCTTGGGGCTATAGGGCGAGTCGCCAGTGAGGCTAGGTACGCCGAATGCCTGGTCACCGAGCACAATGTTCGCCAAGAAAGGCGCTGTGCTGGAGTTGTAGGCCGCCGCTGCAGTGCCAGAGATGGCGCTGGAGGAAGCAGAACCGAAGGACAGAATGTTGTGCGACAACAGAGTCTTCACTCCGTAGTACGTTCCAACTTCACCCTTCAGCAAGCTGTCCACGTTCGAGTAACGATGCGCCTGGATATAGTCGTCATCGTTGAGGATCGAACGAGCAGTACGAGGATCTGCAACCAGGATGTAACCACCCTTGATCGTAGGAGCCTTGTCAACTCGGAGAGCAGTCACGGAATCGAGCAAGTCGAGTGCCGTGAAGGCCGAGTTAGCTGCTGTCGCGGCAATGAATGCCGTTGAGTTGCTGTTCTGCGCGTAGCGGACTGAGGTAGACAGAGTGCCAGTTCCAGAGGTAGTTCCGGTCGTGAGCACACGGTGCACCAATGTATCCGCGTGAAGCGCGTGATCTTCTGCCAATTGAGTCGTGGCCTGTGCCATTGAATCAAACAAGTTTGTGGCTTGCAAGATGTCGGACAGTTTGACCAAGCTGGCAAACTGTTGCAATGACGCCTGTACAGTCGACAGGGTCAACTCACGTTCGTTATTGCCGGGGTTTGTGCCTTCCGACGTTACTTCGATGATTTTGCTGATGCTAGGGTTGTCGTATCTAAAAAAGCGTATCTGCTTGTTTCCGTTTTTACGCGGAAGCGCCGCTTTCATTCCAAATTGTTCCATCTGAAGGATGGGCAATTGACGTTGGAGCAACTCTTTCGAGAAGTACTCCTGGTAGGCCGCTGCGAGCGAGCCAGAGGTTACGAGTGCCATATAATTTTATCTCCTATGTCTAAACCTTAGTTAGATTCGTCAAACTCTACCGCCATTCGGCGGAGCTCGGCACCCTGTTCTGCAGTGGATAAATCCTTAAACTGCTTCTTGGGAGCCAAGGTTGACGGTGAACCAACTCCAGGTTGTAAACGTTTTTTGAACTCCGCGTTTTCTTTGCGGAGCTTTTCGACTTCATCTGCTAATCCGGTTGAGTTATCCGTTTTAAGAGCAAGTTGCGCGATCTCGACTGCATCGACGATGCCGTCGGGATACTGACGAAGGACTGCTTTCGAGTTAAGTAGTTCTGCTACTTTTTTATGCAG